GTCTCAACCATTCCTTGATGTTCGCCACCCTCGATGATTTTACCGTTTTTTCCGGGGTCTCCCTCGTATCGCCACGAATCGAGCTTACCGAGATGATGACCGTAACCACCACGAGTGAAACCGAACTCGGCTGCTTTGGGATGACTCTCCGCTGCATAATGAACACCTGCACCGAACTCAATGAAGGTAATCGACTTACCGCTTGCGGAAATAGCGAGTTTTGTGTCACTTATCCACTCAGGCGTATCGTTGACCTTTACATCGTTCGTACCTGCGTAAATTGCCTGTCCGAAGTTCATTTTGGCTTCTCGGATTCCGATTTCAGCCAAACGCTCCATAAAGATACGATTTTTCTTTTGCAAGTCTTTCTCGTATTCTTCAATTTGAGCGATAGCCTTATCAATCGTTCCAAGGGTACATTTAATCTTCTTCACGACACTTCCACCTTACTTATGGCGAAAGATATTGTGTTGAGAGACCGTGCCACCTTCTTAACGATATAATCGTAAATCAGATTGCCCTCATCGTCATAACTCGGCTCAGAGTCTACGCAAAGAACAGAATGCTCATCAATCGGACAGTCGATTTCATCGCTGATAATAACTTTGTCGTATAGGATGGAATTACCGAACTGCTCCATTTGAGCTTCACCCGTTGCGGCTGACACATTAGCATTCATCGCAACCGGGGTTTCGTAAACTACCCTATACTCTCCGCTATCATTACCATACTCATCCTTAATCGCAACCTTTTCTTTGAAGAGAGCATAATGAAATTTGGTTTTGTTCCGATGTAAACACTTCATCAAATCACCCCCACAAAGGGAACGACTCTCGACAGCATAGAATCGGGAACATCCGCATTCTCGTAGGAACGGTTGATGCCGTTCTCACTATGATAGGTCTCACCCTCAGCACCTCTCTTGTTGAGAAGGTAACAAGCAATCTCTACCTGCGTAGTAGCATATCTGCCCGGAACTTCCTCAATATCAGTACGATACGGATAGGCTCTTTGGATGATTTTCTGACCTGCCAAAGTAAGAAAGGTAAGCAACACTCCCTCATCGGACTCACCCGACAAGTTTTTCAACATTGCGAGTTTTTCGGATTCAGTCATATTGCTTACCTCCTATCAATTACGCAACGGTAATCTTAACTGCCTTAGTCTCGTCAGTCAGAGCAGCGAGATAGTACTTACGAGAGAAGATGGTGTTCTGACGAATATCGCCATCACGCTCCTGCTCAGTCTCAATGCCCTTCTTGTTGAAGAGAGTAACAGCATCCTTAGTGCCGATGATTACAGTACCCTCGGTAGCATTCTTCTTAGTGTAAAGATTGATACCGCCAACAGTACCTACATAACCCTGACGAGCGAACGCTTCGACATACTTAAGGTCTTCCTTAAGAGCCTTACGCACCTTCGCCATATCAGCAGGACAAACGAAACCAAAGATGGTAACACCTTCGAGATTCTCGATGTTCAGAACAGCAGCCGCATCAACAAACGCATCGAAACCGAATGCAGAAGCGGAAACAATCTGAGTAGTCTTCGCAAACTCAGCGTAGATGTCTGCGTTGACGGTGTTGAACAGGTCAGTACCTGCGTGCTTCATACCGACAGGAACAAGCATCGGGTCGGTCATTTCCTGCTCGTCATAGTACTCGAACTTGTTCTGAGCAAGCAGAATCTCATAGTTAGCCTCGGTGTAGGAAACCTCGATTGCCTTAGTATTACCTGCACCCATAGCGAGCTTCTCAGTACCGTTAGTAGCACGGTAAACATTGATTTTGCGAATCATACCGGGAGCACCCACGAGGGAGTTGTCTACGGTACAGAACTGCTGCAAATCAAGGTGAGAATTGAACTGGTCTTCAACCTCGTTGGAGAGGAAGAAATTTTCATAAATAGTATGTGCCATTATTCATTACCTCCATAAAGTTTTTTGTATTCTTCGGGATTCTTAACAGAGAAGTCGTAACGCTCCTGTGCAGACAGCTTACGGAACTTTTCGTAAGTCATCGTATCTCCACCGTCTCCGGCAGGAGGAGTAGGAGTGTCTTTGAGCAACTCTGCTTTCAGAGATTTGTCGTGACTTTCGAGGAATTTCTTCTGATTGGCAAAAACCTTAGCGGTATCACCATCAGCCAATGCCTTAGCGGTTGCATCGGCAAGAGCTTCATCGTAACCCATAGCAAGGAACTGAGCCTTGTGTTCGGATACGACCTTTTCCTTCTCCATAGCTTCTACCTTTGCTCTAAGAGTAGTAAGCTCTTCCTCGCTTGCCTGTTTCTTCTGTTCCTCCTCGGTCAACAGGGCGTTATGTTTCTTACGCCATTCAGCAGCTTCGGAGTTCGCCTTAGAAGCAGCACTCTTGTATCTCTCCAACTCAATAGCGTTGTCCTCATACTCGAATGCTTCAAGGGCTGCGAGTTTCTCTTCGGGGGTCATAGTGTCATAACCCTCAATCTTTGTGATGTCGATTTTTGCCATAATAAATACCTCCTGCGTTTAACAAGGCTGTTCACTCAGCACTATTGTCTGTTTTATAGTCTTGTCTTGACTTTTGCGTTTAGAGTTCACTCTCATATATCAAGCCTTACGGCTGTATATCAAACAAAAACAGGGACTACAAGCGTGTTTGCTCATAGTCCCTGTTGACTGTTTCCCTCTACCCGGTTATAGAGGTCTTACTTTTCACTTTTCGTTGAATCTCGACCACAACGAGTTTTCCATTTTCTCTTTTTAGTTCAACGGAGTTCCCGTGTTTCAAGATTCTCGTGATTTCCTCAATCACCTCTGCCGAAAAAATCTTCGGCTCTTGTGTTTTCTCACTCATCGTTTGCACCTCCGAAATAAGGGAGGAGGAAACACCTGCATCCGATGTGCGGTTTGGGTGGTATCTTAGCGATGTCGTAAATCTTACCATCCCTTGCTCGACACTCTTTACAGCGTTTCTCATCCTTAATCGTTACCCATATTGCTTTCTCAGCACCACGGTCGATGTAGGCTTGTAGAGCTGCACGGTCGGTAACTTCAATCGCATATTGCGACACCATATTTGACCAATACCGCAAAGCTGTGTTAATTTCCTGAGCCTTGTTTGTGCTTGCTATTACGCTCTCAGCGAATCGAGAACATTTACGCTCAACCTCGTGCAGATAAACATATTTGGTTACGGGGTCATATTCCTCCAACAGTTCGAGCAACCATAGTGCTGTTATCGTGTCGGTGAACTCTCCACCGTTATCCGCATAGGCTCGTTTAGCAATCAGCAGAAAAGACTCTTCGACTATCTTTTCCATCTCTTCATACAGAGAGCGAGCCGATTGCAAAACATTCAGTTCATCGAAAGATACACGGCTTTTGAACTGATTGAACAACCGAATAAATCGCTTCTTCATATAAAGAATGACTTTATCGGTGTAATCATACATCTTCGTTCATTTCTCCATTCTCTTCCGGGACTTCTTCACCATCTTCGGTCTCGTCTTCTTCGTGTTGAGCAGTCAGTTCCAATTCCTTCAAGAGTTCGGCTTCTCGTTCCTCAGCATAAAGCATACTCTGTGTGTATGCCAACTCAGGGTCAACGAACAAACCGCAATGCTCAAAAGCGAGACGAGGATGAATCTTATCATTCGCAAGCATAGTGGTAAGCACTTGTGCTTTCTCTTGAATATTCTCATAATTTCGTCTCGTGAAACGAATCTCGATAGAAGAGAGCTTTAAGTTCATATCTCTAAGTGTGTTTGTGATGCCGATAATGAGTTTCAAAAACTCCTTCTCAGACATCTTGAACATCAACTCAGTATCCTTTGCTCTTGCTTCGGCAGCAGACCAACCATCACGCATTATAACAGCAGACCCGGTATCACTTGTGGACGAGCCACCGTTACGGTTAGGCATACCGCAAATAGTCAAGACGGTCTGATACATATAATCAACAAGAGTCTGTGTCTGAGACTGATTCAACTCCTGCACAAGATACTTCGCATCGCCCTCCAACGGTACTTTCAAACCGCCGTTTTCTTTGAGAGCGGCAAAGTCATCCGAAGAGATGTCCACGCCCTTCAACATAAGAATTGCCTGAACAAACTGTTCTACACCGTCAAGACGATTACTACCCACCTCGTTAATTGCATCGAGCAGAGGAAGGACAATCTCAAATGCACCGAGACGAGCATTATTGGCAGGATATTCTACCACAGGAACACAACCCAAGGAATGAGGTTGAGCCTTGACAACCTTATCGTTGATAATCTCAAAGTACATATTGTCCGTGTACACGCTGTACACAATGTCATTATTTTCGAGGACAATGTACTTAACACCCATCTTTCGCTTATTACCAAGTCCGTTGTGATATACTACGAACGAGTAGCGAGGGTCAAGGGTATAAATCTCAAAGGGAGCTTCGTCCACATCTTCGGTTGCATCGGGAAGAGCCATACGATAAGAAGTACCGCAAATGGTAAACCAATCCGCAAGTTCTTTGTCCTTCGCCGCTTTATCTTCCGCAAACACAAACTCGTTGAGTAGATTGATTGCTTCGGAGTTCTCATCGTTACCACCACGGCAGACATACTGAACAGGCTCACCCATCAAGTATCCCACCTTGAAAGAAACAATCTCATTCGCTCTATTTTCAACGAGCTTATTGTTAATCTCAGGACGAATCTCTTTGATTCTG